TGGTACGCGAGCCACCCTCTTTTCGCACGTCCACAAATGGGATGACCGGATTTAGAGATGGCTAGACAAAGACTCCCGCAGGCCAAAGCTGAAGCCTCTGGGGCTGTGCTGAAGAACGCGGGTAGATTTGCGAATCGGAAGACGCCGAAGCGCACACGTCCTCTGGGCGAACCATATGCACGCATGAACGAAGTAGAGCGTGGGTACTGGGACGAATACAGCACCGAGCTACCCTGGTTGCACTCCAGTCATCGAGTGATGCTGAGGATTGCTTGCCGCTTGTCGGCACTGTTGGATGATGGCGATATGCCGGTATCGGCGATGCAGACGTTGAGTGCCATTCTGTCAAAGCTAGGAGCGACCCCTACAGACGAGACTAAGGTAAATCATGGCAGTGACGATGAAGAAGACCCTGCCGAGGCTTTCTTCTCTAGACCGAACTAGCGCTTACGCTGAGGACGTTTTGTCTGGCGCGATCGTTGCCGGACCTCATGTGCGGAACGCTTGTCGGAGACACCGGGACGATCTGGAAAACGGAAGCGCTCGCGGTTTGTGGTTCGATAGTGAGTCGGCCGATCGGGTATTCGCCTTTTTCGAAACTGTCCTACGGCTATCGGATGGCCAGTTTCAGGGATTGCCATTCAATCTTCAGCCCGCTCAGGCCTTCATCATTGGAAGCCTCTTCGGCTGGAAGCGAGCGGATGGAACGCGACGGTTTCGGCGGGCTTACATAGAGCAGGGAAAAGGTAACGGAAAATCCCCACTGGCTGGTGGAATCGGGTTGTACGGTCTATTGGGGGATGATGAGGCCGGGGCCCAGGTATATGCTGCGGCCGCAAAGCGCGAGCAGGCGGGAATCCTGTTCTCGGATGCTGTGAAGATGGTCCGAGCCTCCCCGTCACTCTTCAAGAGGATTGAGTTCAGCGGCGGATTGGGCCGTGAATACAATATCGCGCATCACAGGTCCGGAAGCTTCTTCAGGCCAGTATCCAGGGATACGGGGAAATCTGGCTCCGGGCCACGGCCATATTTCGTTCTTGCTGACGAAGTGCATGAGCTGCCGGATGGGAAAATTTTGGAGATGCTGGAACGCGGGTTCAAGTTCCGCCGGCAACCTCTGCTCCTGATGATTACAAACAGCGGCTCCGATAGGAATTCGATCTGCTGGGCCGAGCATGAGTGGGCGATAAAGGTTGCTGCTGGGAATATCGACGCCGTCACCGATCCTGTTTACGTCGGAGACGTGCTTGATGACACTGCTTTTTCTTATGTCTGCGGTCTTGACGAAAACGATGACCCTCTAAACGACCCTTCGTGTTGGCCCAAGGCCAATCCGTTGCTTGGCGTGACGATCACCGAAGAATACTTGGCTGGGGTTGTTTCTCAGGCCAAGAACATCCCTGCTAAGCAGAACGGCATTCTCAGGTTACATTTCTGCCTGTGGACGGATGCCGATGCAGCATGGATGAGTCGAGAAATAATTGAGCCATTGTTGGCCGATTTCGATCCGTCGATTCATGAAGGCGAGGAAGTCTTTCTGGGGCTTGATCTTTCCCAGAATCGGGACATAACTGCCATGGGCGCCGTAGTGAGAACGGGCACTACAGGGGACAACAAGCCAACCTTTGATGCGTGGATTGAAGCCTGGACTCCGGGCGACACGATGCACGCGCGAGCAGACCGGGACAAAATTCCCTATCCGACCTGGGCGCAGCAGGGATTTATTCACGCGCCGGACGGTGAAAACATCAGCTATCGGCACGTTGCCCAGACACTGATTGAGTACGACCGTGCCTACAAAGTGCAGATGGTAGCGTATGACCGCTACGCCTTCCGTCGCTTTGAAGAGGATGCAACAGAGCTCGGCTTGGATGTGAACTTCGTTGAGCACCCCCAAGGCGGAACGAAGAAGGCTAAACCTACGCCGGAGGTAGTCGCGGCGGCAAAGCGTGATGGGAAAGAGCCGGAGGGACTGTGGTTCCCCGGCTCCTTGCGAATGCTCGAGGACGCCATGTTGGAGGGCCGGGTTCGAATCCGGCGGAATCCTGTTTTAATCAGCGCTATCGCCTCATCAGTTACCGAGCAAGACAAGTGGGACAACCGATGGCTTGCCAAACAGAAATCGCTCAACAAGATCGACGCAGCTGTGGCATTGACCATGGCTTTCGGGGCCGCGAATACGGCGCCCATGAAGCAAAGAAAGCTGCAGATATTCCTGGTCGGATAACTGAATGATGGAAGCTCTACGGACGACGCCGTGGAATTACCAGAGGAAAGAGCAAACATGACGACGGGCAGCGAGAGCCAGAGCAATGCGGTTTACAAGGCATATAGCCTCTTAACCGAAAAGCAGTTTGACGAAAACGATACCGTCATACGTGGATGGGCTACCACCATAACGCCTGATCGCATTTCGGATGTCGTGATGCCTGACGGCATGATATTGCGCACGGACGATATCAAGCTCCATCTCTATCACGATCCGCGCCTTCCTGTTGGGACGACCACTTTCGGAAAGCCAACGAAGAAAGGGGTGCCATTTGAGGCGCGCCTTCCCAACGTGAAAGAGGAAGGCACTGTGCGTCAGCGAGTGTTAGAGGCAGTCCATTCGTTGAAGTACAACCTAATTTCTGCGGTGAGCATCGGATTTCGCGCCATGGAAGATGGCATCGAACTGATGAAGTCCGGCGGACTAAAGTTCACCAAGTGGGAAATGATCGAACTGTCATTGACCAGTGTTCCGGCAAATCCGGAAGCAATCATACTGGCTAGCAAATCCATGACGCAGCCGCTGCCGCGTGATGTGTTAGACGCACTTCGCAGTGCTGACCTTGTCAGCATTCCGCTTCTGTCTGCGCGTGCCGTTCATCTCAAGAACGGTGCAGTCAGCCTTCGATAACCCGGCAAGGCGGGAATTCCTTAGCGCGTTGAGCTTCGACCCGGACTTGGCTGTCCGGTAGCGACGCTTTTCCATTTCATCAAGCCCAAGCGCCCTTACGGCGAGGGTTTACCCTGTCCGGAGTAAAGACATGAAGACTTTTGCAGAGCAGATCGCAGATCTGCAGGCGACGCGCAAAGCCAGCGCAGACCGCATGAAGGAAATCCAGGCGAAGGCGGCCGAACAGTCGCGCACACTCGACACTGGCGAACAAGAAGAATTCGATACCACAAAAGCCGCTCTTGCCACCATCGACAAGAACATAGGCAACCTGCGTGATCTCGAAGCTCTCGAAAAGGCGGATGCCGCAACGGTTCAGCCTGTCGATGACAGTTCGAGGCGAAAAGCTACAAGCGGGGCTGTCAACACTCTGCAGGTCAAGAATATCGAGAAGCTGGAGCCCGGCATTCTGGCTGCACGCTACATCATGTGCTTGGGCGTCGCCCGTGGCGACCACGAGAAAGCATTCAATCTCGCGCAGAAGCACTACCCGCACTCTGAGTCCGTAGTCAAAACGCTGAAATATCAAGCGGAAGGTGCGGACCTGTCGCAGATGTTCATGCAGAAGGCGACGGTTCCTGCTGGCACCACGACTGATGCGACTTGGGCGGCACCTCTCGTTGTTGCTCAAACATGGGGTGGAGACTTCGTGGAATTCTTGCGCCCGCGAACCCTGATCGGTCAGGCGCAGTTCCGGCAAGCACCGTTCAATGTTGCCATCGGCGGACAGACCAGTGGTGGCACAGCAAAGTGGACTGGCGAAGGCAAGTCAAAGCCGACCACCAAGTTTGACTTCATCCGCTATACCACGGCCTACACCAAGGTTGCGGCCATCAGCGTTGTGACCAAGGAACTGCTGCGTTTGTCGGACCCGTCCGCAGAAACGCTGGTCCGTGATGGTCTTGCAGATGCTGTCATCGAGCGCATTGATTCGGATTTGTTCGATCCGGATATCGCCGCTGTCGCTGGCGTCAACCCTGCTGGCCTGCTCAACGGCGTTTCGCCTGTAGCTGGTCCGACTGGTACTGACCCGGAGGACTTCCAGTGCGCAATCGACCGGCTGTGGGCTCCGTGGGATACCACGTACATGGGTACCCGCCCGGCTTACTACACGACTCCAGCAGTCGCACGTCGCTTGGCTGGCCTGCGTGATGCGCTCGGCAATCGTGCCTATCCTGGCATGAGCAACACCGGAGGCAATATCGACGGCGTGCCGGTGCGTGTGTCGCAGTATCTGGCGAACAACGGCGGGTCTGGTGGATCTCCGTTCATTTTGGTTGATGAGTCGGAAATCTGGCTGGCGGACGATGGCAGCGTGACGCTGGACTTCTCCGACCACGCAACGATTGAAATGTCTGATACCCCGGTGGGTTCTTCGTCGGCGACTGTGACGAGCAACGGTTCGCCATTCGTCTCCATGTTCCAATCGAACTCGCGCGCGTTCTTGGCAGAGCGCGCCATCTGGTGGGCAAAGCGACGGGCTGGAGCGGTGCAGTGGATCGACGGCATGCCGTCGAGCTGCTGATTTGGTAGAACATTGTGGCTAGGAGGAATCCGAAAAGCCGTTTCTTGCGGCCTGCCACAGTGAACTTCAGCGCAACTGTGAAAGCTTCTTCTAGGGCTAAGAGGAAACCCGATGGCTTGTCAGGGCTGCATAAACAGGCAGAAAAAACTAGTTCGCGTGCTGTGCAAACGCCCTGACAGTAGATTCTGCAAGAAAGCGCAAGACCGCCTAGAGAGGATGCAAGCTAATGAAAGTGACGCCAGTAAAAAAGAACTTCGGAAGCCATAAAGTCGGTGATGCTTTTGAACTGAAAGATCGTTCGGCCAAGCTACTGATCCGCATTGGACGTCTCGCGCATGTTCCGTCGTCACCGAATGTCCCGTTAACCACTGAGCGCACCTCGACAGAGCTTATGGAAGAGCGTAAGGCAGCGACCGTGTATGAAACGCGAGCTTTTACCGCTGACGCGCCAAAGGAATCCCGCAGTGCTCCGGCCAAGCGTCCGTATCGCCGCCGGGACATGAGGCCGGAGGAATGAAGGACAAGCTCGCGGCTGACCCGCTGACCTATTTGATAGCGTTCTCGCTACTCGGAGCGGTAAGCATGGTAAGCGGTGTTGCTGTTTTGGCTGGTGGGGGTTGGGCGTTGGTCTGTGCCGGATTGTTTCTTCTAGCGGCTGCCGGGTATATCACGCGTGGAATGACGCCGAATGGCTAACGAGACCATCTTTGGTGTCCTGCGAAATGCGGCAGCGACTCGCAAGGCGCTGAGCAGCATTCCAACGCATCACAGCGGATGGAGACGGATACTTGAACCGTTTACGGGAGCTTGGCAGAAAAATATCAGCGAGGATCAACAGACACTACTGTCCTATCCGACGCTTTATGCATGCATCATGCGGATCGCGACTGATGGCGGGAAGCTGCCGTTCAAGCTACGTCGATTTGTAGAGGGAATCTGGGAAGACGACACTAGCAATACGGCTTATTGGCCGGTCCTTCGCAAGCCTAACTCCTATCAGACAGGCCAACAATTCCGCGAGAGCTGGCTGCTGTCGAAACTGATTCAGGGCAATACCTACGTTCTGAAGCGCCGGGACAATCGTGGCGTCGTCAATGGCCTTTACGTGCTAGACCCATGCCGGGTTCAGCCGATGGTTTCAGAGTCGGGAAAGGTTTATTACCAGCTGCAGACGGACCGACTGAGCGACCTCCCTGAGAACTACCCGGCTGCAGATCTGCTGGTCCCGGCTTACGACATCATTCACGATCGCTGCGTGACACTGCATCACTGGTTGATCGGCGTGCCACCTTTGTCAGCCGCGTACTGGCCGGCACTCAAGAACCTAAAGATTCTGAAATCTGCTGCAGAGTTCTTCGGGAACAACGCCAATCCAGGCGGAATTCTCACGGCGCCCGCAGGAATGAGTGAGGCGGATGCGGCCGATGTTAAGGCTTACTGGGACTCTAACTATAACGGGGAGAACTCGGGAAAGATTGCCGTGATTGGCGCGGACATGAAGTTCACTGCGTTTTCTATGAAGGGCGCGGATTCCCAGCTTGTAGAACAGATGCAGTATAGCGATCGGCAAATTTGCCAGCCATTCGGAATCCCGCCTTACATCGTAGGCGTTGGAGAGATTCCCGCGGGACTTAAGGTCGACGATGTTACTAACACCTACTTTTCGCTCGCGCTTCAGTCGCATATTGAAGCGATGGAGTACCTGCTTGACGAAGGGCTAGGCGTCAGCTTCCCGTTGGGAATTGAGGTCGACCTTGAGCCGCTGCTCAGAATGGATACCGAGAAGCGCGCCAATGTCATGGGTAAGTTGGTGAATGACGGCGTTGCTACGCCAAATGAAGCCCGACGTGAATTCGGATTCAGGCCGCTGGAAGGCGGTGACACCGTCTATATGCAGCAACAGGATTTCCCGCTAGACCAAGTCCGGCAAAACAAAATCGTGAACTCCCAAGACGAGCCGGCTGAGTCCATGTCCGATGAAGAGATGGACGAACAACTGGGCGCCGAATCGATGGAAGATCTCGCATGACGAAAGATATTCAGGCTGCGGTTCTTAGGGCGTGCGCGAGGTTCATCAACAAGCGACTGGACCCTATAGTGAAGGACTTGGATGACCTAAAGCGAAAGAGCATTCCATCTTCGCCGTCGTTTTATGATGACATTCGGCGTCAGATTACCGATCAAGTTACTCAATCGATCGATCGGTCAGTTCTCCACGGCGATAAGGGCGAGGACGGAGAAGGTCTTTCCAATGCGGTCATCGACACCTCTGGTGGATTGAAGCTCATCACAACTAAGGGTCGCACCATCGAGGTTGGCAAGGTTGTCGGCCGGGATGCCGAAGCTATCAGCGACGAACGGATTGCAGATCAGGTTGAGAGGTACCTGCGCGCCAATCCCCCGCCAAAAGGCGACAAGGGCGACACCGTTGCGATTGAAGCGCCATCTGTAAAGGATGTCGCACTTGAGGTGCTGAGGTCGGACGATTTGGCTT